TCAAATGTTCGTAAGAATTTCTTATCTTTTAGATTTTTCTCTAAGGCCAACAAAGAACTTACGGCTGTATCACCGCCTTCTGCGCCAATCAACCCTGAAATGTATCCTCTTTGCAAATTGTTTTTTACAGAAGCAACATCTAGGTTTGGGTTAATAGTTTTTGCTCTTTCTAATGATTTATAAAAATCCTCAATTTCAGTTACGTTACCTTTTGCAAAAATTGTTTCTCCTACACGCTCTGCTGTTTTATTGTTAAGTTTTGCAAGAGCTTCAGGGAATAATTCTGTAATGCTCTCACGATAAAAAGACGATGTTTCATCGTAAGCCTTTTTTAATCGTGGATTTAACTTTGATGCCGCTGAATCCATTGCATCACCAATAGCTTTTATGTTCTGCGTTAAAACAGCAACAACTGGGTCGTTTGCACCAAACTCAGCTTTTACAGCCCTTAATTGAGCGTTTAAATCTGAACGAAATTGATGAGCTTGTGAAAAAGTTATATTTTCTTTTAAGTCAGAAATTTCTTTAAGTTTGGCAACAACACTATCACTTAATGCAATTTTTGGAGAACCAGATACAGATATATCTGCGGCCTCTTTAAGTCGAGCTTTTGCTTGATTAGCTATTGAAGCGACATTTACAGAGACATTTTTCCCAGCATCTGTAATAACTTGATAAGCATCATTTGCCGCAACACTTAACTGTGACTGAGCATCTTTTATTGCATCTTTGTAATTAGCTCCAGCTTCAACGTCATCGACAATTTTGGGAGATATTTCGTTAAGAATTTTATCTCTTTTGCTTTTTAAAGCGGCTGTGTTTGCTTCTTCAAGATTTTCAAAAACACCTTTTCCTGTTACAGATGCTCGGCCTACTGACTCAACAACACTAGATGTAGGTGTTGGATTAACTTGAAAACGTGTTAATCCACCTAAACCTTCCTCTTCTAACAACTGTTGCACTTGACGTTTTACGTCTATATTAGCAGTTGTTTTTGTTGCAAATAAACCCAATTTAGGCAGTCTGTCTTTTGCAATTTTAAAAAGATTGCCACCCAACTTAAACACAACATTACCACCAGCATCTAAAGCCATTTCTGTTATTGCATTAGATAATTGCTCAGCAAATTGTTTTGTCAATGGTTCTTGTTTACCAGTCAAAGCCTCAATTTGTTGTTTTGCTACTGTTCCAGTAACTGCGCCAGCACCTGTGCCAGCTAAACCTCTAAGTAAACCTGTTGTTGCAGCTCGTGCCTCTGCTCCAATCAAAGGACTGCGAGTTGCCGCTCCTGCGACTGCGCCACCAACCAAGCCTCCAATTTCAGGTAAAGCTTCAACTGTTGCTTTGCCAAATTGTTGCAAAAGAGTTGGTTTTGGCCTTGTCTCGTCAAGAACAGAAGTGCCATATTTGCCCTCCAATTCATCCAACTCTTGTTGTTCTTCAGGTTTTAATGCCATGATAAAAGCCTTTGTTTTCTGTAGTTACTGAGGTTTTGCTTTTTCACGAAGCTCTTTAAGTCTTGCAAGGTCTTTTCTAACTTTTTCCGCAACATCTTTACGTTGAGATGCAAAATTAAAAGTATTTAAATCACCACCTGATGCAACATATTTGTTAACAACTTCATTTAATCCGCCATCAATCAAAGCATCTTGTTCAATTTTGTCGGCTACAAATTGTAATGTTCTTAATGACAAGCCTCTTGTTCCAATAGTTTCTTTTAAGAACTTAACATCTTTATCAGACAAACCACCTTTAAGTTTGCTTGCCGCACCAATAGTCATCTCGCCTAAAATCGTATCAATAATTTGCGAATCAGGAACGCCTTGGATATTTATTCCAAATACCTCTGCAACTCTGCTTGCTTGCAATTTAAGATTTGAATCAACACCAGTAAAAGCAGTTGGCAATAAAGATTTTAAGTTTCTTGCGAGAGTCACTCGATCGTTAGAATTGTATGCAGCAGTTTCTACTTCTCCCGCAAGATCGGTCTTGTTTTTGGATACTTGTTTTGCTTGTTGCTGTGCTGGTGTAACTCCTGCCTTAATTTCATCTTTCTTTCGTTTACTTACTTCTGCATTGACTTTTACTACTTGATCTTGTGTTAATTCTGAAAATGGCTTAAAGAAAAGTTCTTTAGAAACGGTTTCTGCTGATGAACCAACAGATGGTTCTTTAGGAACTCCCTCAATTGCTTGAATACTATCTTCAATTCTTTGTATAGCTTCTTTGTTTGGTTCTGGTTGACTTTTTAGTACACGCAAATTAGCTTTTAGTCCTTGCAATTCTGCTGATTTAGCTAAAAAATCAGGTTGTTTTGCGCCTGATAAACGCATTAACTCTTCCAACTTATATGTCAAAACCTCTTTTGTATCATCTGTTTCAGGACTTGGTGGCAATGCCTCAAGTCGTTTAAGACTAATTCTTAAACCTGCAATTTGATCTGCAATTTGAATATTTGGATTAACTGCTGGTTGACGCTCACGCTCGGCTTGTGCATTACGTTGTCGAGTCAATGCAGCTTCACTCTCAGCCTTACGACCAACATCAGCAAGCATCATTGCGCCTTGCGGATCGTTAGACCGCCTTAACAAATCTACACCTTGCATGATAGATTTAGGATCAGCATAGTTAATTTGACTAGAAATCTGCTGTCTAGCAGTAATACGAGCTAGTTCAGGGTCTTCTCCACCTAAACCACGACCAATAGCACCACCAAGCATATTAGCCCCACGACCAATAGCATAGTTTGCTTGTTGGAAAGGAGTAAGTTGAGCATACTGTAACGCTTGTGCATCAGCTCTAGCCTGTTGGCTTTGCTGATACATCTCGGGAGTTATACCAAATAAGGTTGGAACGATGTCTGCCATGATTTAATCCCTAAAAAAAGAGTTTTCGTTAGCTAACATCCGGGCTTGCTGTGGTTGTGGATTAGGAAAAGCCCCAGCTAAGTACTGATCTTGCTGACCATACGCACCTTGAGGAGTGCTTCCGTATGGGCTAAACGCATTACTTGCCGCCCTCATAAGAGCAGGGTTTTGTGATGCTCCAACTAATGCTGTTGCAAACGGGTTGTAGGCATTAGCAGCAAAATTACTTTGAGCCGCATTCATACCGCCACCATACAGAGCATTAGCACCTTGTGGGTTAGCAATACGACCACCCAAAGCAGAACCCAACTCCAAAGGTTGTTGACCAAGAGCTTCAAGTCCTGTAGCACCTTGCAGATATGCTTGATATGGGCTAAGAGCCGCTGCCTGACCACCATAACCTTGAGTCAATAGATTTCCACCTGTGCCAAACAGACCCGCACCAAAGGCTACTTGTTGTTGACCAGCTTGCATTGCTTGAGCCGCTAAACCTGCATCTTGTTGAGCAATAGCGTTGTAATATGCTTCAGTCTCAGGAGTAGATGCACCGAAACCAGCCGCACCACTTGGTCTAGCACCAGTAGCACCAACAGATAAACCACCACGACCAGTATTAAACAAGTTGGTTTGTAACTGTGCCATCTGACGTTCACGGCTAGGAGCTAACAAATCTTGTTGTTTAGCCATGTACTGCTGTGCCGCTTGTTCAGGAGACTGAGCAAGATACTGTTGACCAAGTCCAAACAGACCTTGAGCTGCACCTTGTAATGGAGCAAACTGCTGTTGTGCTCCCTCGGCTTGAGTTAATCCACCACCCGCCAAACCTAAGAATCGTTCTTGGAAAGCTCTAAGCTGCGGGTCTAGCGTGTAACTAGCTCCAGTAACACGACCTTCATTTTGTAGTCGAGTTTGATATGCTGCTTGCGCTGCTTGGAATTCTTCAGGCGTTGCAAAGTCAGTCGCAACAGGAGCATTAACGCCTGGTACGCCTGTTGTAAACTGCGATCCACCAAAGCGGGTTGTTATCCCAACAGGACGAAACCTAGCTTCATTAGCCGCTATTCGAGCCGCTTCAGTCTGTGCGCCAGCTTGTGTTCGAGCCGCACTTCTAGCAGAACTGCCACCAAGCAAGCCCCCCAATATAGCACTGCCACCACCAATTAAGGCTGCTGTAATAGGCATATCAAATCTCCTTTGCAACTGCTACATGAGTAGCATTAAAACCAAGTTTGCTATAAAACATTTCTAAAGACTCTTTTAAGTTATAACTTGTAATCAATTTTTTACATCCGTTGATTTTTGCCATTTGCTCAACAAGTGTAAACATCTCTTTTCCTATACCTTTGCCTCTATGTGTTGGCTTTAAAAAGAACATATCAACTTGACACCAAGTTTCATTGTGATACGGACTTTTAAAAAAACCATAAAACACATATCCAACTGTTTTTTTATTATCTTTGGCAATCACCACTCTCAATCCAGAAAGATATTCTTTGTTAAACATTGGTTTTTTGTTTCCAAAATACTCCCAATGTTCCAAAGCAATTTCATCAAAATTTTTAATGTCAGACAACTTTCCATCAACCACATAAATAGTAGATTGCTCAACATCAGAAAAGTGATGTGAGATCATGCGGCCTCAAGAGCATCAATACGGGCAAGTGCTTCTTGTAAAGCGGCAGTTAACAATGGCACTACATAGGACAAGTCAACCTGTTGAGCCTTCATTGATCCATCAGGATACAAATCATCCTTTTCACCAACAACTGCTTGTGGGACAACCGAAGCCAACTCATGCGCTAAGAAGCCTTCACCTTGCAATGTTGGTGCTGAAACCCAATTGTACGAGCAAGGCTTTAGTGCCTTTACTTTAGCCGTTGAACCAGTCAAAGGCGTTACGTTGGTCTTCAGGCGATAATCAGAACTTGTACCGTAAGTTACTGTTGTTCCGTTTGTTGTAACCGAAGCATAACCAGTACCAGGAAAAGTGCCTGTTGCAAAATTGATAAGAGTTCTTGATGTTGAACCAACAACTTGATCCGTAATAACTAAGCCTGTAGAGGAAGAGTCTGAAGTTAGATTTAAAGTTGCTGCTGGATGGGTAGCTACGGCAGTGCTTGTAAACCGATGACTAGCACTTGGAGAGATAGGGCCAAGTTGTAGGCTACTTGTGCTTGCAAAAGCGTAAGCTCCTGTGCTAAACGTACCTGCCAAGACAATAGATGCCGCAACACCAGAGCCAGAGCCAGTGCCACCATTTGCCACTGGTAAAACACCAGTTACTCCAGTTGTTAAACTGATGCTACTTGAGGAATCAAGTTTAGTTGCAACCGCAGTCGCAATATTATTAAACTCGGTGTCAATCTCCGTACCCTTGACGACCTTATTAGCATCGCCAGTTGTTAGTGCGTCTTTAGCCGCAAAGTTGACTGTTTTTGTATAGTTTGACATGGTTGCTCCTTATGCAAGTTTGCCTGTTTTGGTTTGGATTTCAATCTTTTGGAAGGAAATTGGAAACCCGTTAATATCTACCTCAAAACCCGTTTGAACGATTTTACCTGTTCCATTGCCGTATGCAGTTAATTCTTCTAAGCTAATACCTGCTGCATATTGAGCAATGTTGTATTCAGCAATTCCATACTCAGACACTGATTGAGTCGGAATAGAAACCGTTTGTGATTGGTAGCTAGAAGAGAAATCGTAGCCCCAAAATATAGATACTGCTTGATTGCTACCGCCTACGACAAGCACCTTAACCTTCTTAATAATCGAAGTTAGACCGTCTTTGCCTAGATCAGCATTGTTTGTGTAGTACTCCATGCGATAGGCTGAAGCGTTATCTTGATAACCAGTGTATTTAGTAACAAAACCAGTTTTTCCAATAAGCAAATCACCGTTACGTCTAGCACAAAAACTTTTTGGCTCAATGCTGTCCCATATCGTTACTCGGTAAGAACCATCTTCCAAAACCGTCTTTGTGTCAAAACAGAACACTTTTTTCGAGGATGGGCAAGCCAACAAGTAAAAACCATTCTGTTCTGAATAGACTGATCTCAACTGAGTGTCTGATTCACTTGCAATTGTGGCTAAGAAATCATTTCTAATGTTCTTGGACAAGTCACCCAATGGCGCAGATTTCTCTTGTACTGTTCGCAAAACAGAACGCAAACCACTACCGCTTAGAAAAACAACGTCTTTGCCTGTGTTCTGAATCGTGTCTCGGGCTACACAACCAACACTTGAGATCGTGTCAGCAAGCGTCATTGTTGAGGGTGTCGTGGCGTTTGCGTAGACTAAGATTTGTCGTCTACCAAAGATAAACAAAAACCCATTGTGGGCGGCTAAACCCATAATCTCATCTGCACCGTTAGACCAAACTCGGGAAACATCGAGAGAACCCGCTGTACCTGTAGACCAGATATGGCCTGACAACAAATCACTAAACGACACTGTTGTGTTATTGGTAATTGTGTTGGCTGCCCAGATACGTCCATAAGCAGAAATAGCTACGTTTGCGTTTGGCACTGTGCTAACGTAACCCGATTTTTCAGTTACACGCCTAAAAGTTGTAGTAGATACCGCAGGGTCGTAAATGATTGGATCGTTATTTATTTGGAAGAAATACACAATACCGTTAAGACTTGCGGCTTGCCAGTTCCCTGCGTTGAACACTGGTGCAGTGCCAGGGCCACCATAAGTCAACTCAAGAACAGTGCCTAGCCCCGCAATGCCAGATGTGTATTCGGCAAGAGGTACACCGTTAGAGCCATATTCAGCAATGTTGTACTCAGCTATAGCCCCTGCCGTTGACAAACCAAGTTTAAACAGTTTGCCATTGCCAAAAAACAATACGGTCAATGTGCCGTTTGTTTCAATCAATTCATGAATAACTGTGACATCATTTGAGCCTAAAGTGCCACTAGATGTATTGACGTTTTGATAGCCTTGCCTTGCACCTACACGACCAAACTTATCAATTACACAGTTCAATGCAATGCCAGCAAACCCATTCGATATTTCTAAAGACGGGTCTTGTGTGTTCAGCCCCAGAAAGCCTGGTGCTGATACGCTGTTGACAGTAAGCTGTTTGCTCATATCGCAATAAATTCTTGATTTTCAGGGTAACGTGTGCCTTCCAAAGCAATCTGGTCAGACAACATTCCCCGATACAGTTGATATGCCTCGGAAGAATTTAATCCACCATCTTCACCACGTTCAACCAATGCTCTTGCATAAGCGTTTTGTACTACTAAAAAATCAGGAACTAAAACTGAAGTTGCATCAGCAGACAATGTTGCTTGAGGTACTGTTAGAGAGAAAGGAATACTAAAAACACCATCAGGTCTTGGGTAAAGAACTACTTTGGTG